TACTCACCTTCGGTAAGTTTAATGCAAGTGTGGTCTTCGCCCTCTTTCTGAGCGAACATATATCTACGCTTCTTCGGTGTCGTCTGTTCCGTATGAGAATTTTCTTTTTGTGTACTCATCAATCTTATCTAATACCTCTTTTGTAAAATACTTTTCAGGCTCATCATTGATAGACTTACCAAATACTTTTGTGCCATCTGGTAATTCAATTCTTGTTGATACTTTATTGAATATACCTGCTTCAATGGCAAGGTCTAATAAACCATAATGTCTATCTAAACCCTCTTTGTATGTTAGTCTTACATCAATTTGTGCATTTTCTTTTGTCAATCTACTCTTATAATTTTTACAATGAATGATATTACCAACGACCTCAGTACCGTCTTTTTCTTTTCTCTTACCAAGGTAAACGATTGATGAGGCAGCGTACTTCAAACCTGAACCGCCACCCATTTCTTTTTGTGGGAACATTGAACCAATAACATCATAGGTGTGATTTGTCATAATCATAGGAACACCTGCTTGTCCTAGTTTCAATGTTAAAACTCTAAATGCTGATTTCACAATCTGACTTCGTGTCATATCTCTTGTTTCTTTACCAGCGGCTGTATCTTCCATTTCTTTTGTAGTCGATAACATACCTAAACTATCTAAAACAAACATCATAGGTTTTCGTTTGTCTTCTGGTTGTTCAATATACTTGTCTAAAATTTTAATTGATTGTGTTCTGAATTCTTGTACTGTTGCTACAGGCATTACAACAAGTCTTGTACTATCTACACCACGGCTTTCTACCATAGATTTTGATACTGCACTTTCACTTTCAAAGTAAATAACACCAGCATCTGGATCCATATCCAAGAAACTCTTTACTACACCTAATGCAAAGAATGTTTTACCTGTCGCAGCTTCACCTGCAATTGCCGTAATTCTACTATCTGGTAGGCCACCATAGATACTGCCTGATAGTAAGGCATTAAATGAATACGAACCTGTGTCAATAAAATTATCTACATCACCACCTGTACCATCACTTGCAAGTGTGGCATATTCATTACCTGTTTCTTTAATTATGCTCTTTAGAAAGTCGCTCATATTCAATTTTCTCCTTTTCAGTATAACTTATAGTATACCATTTTATACCCATACTATAACATGTTTGTTTGATATTGTCAAGCTCCTGGGGTGGGAAGCAATGTGACATATAATTATTATATCCTTTATATATTGTTATCATCATCTAATAATATCTATATCGGCATCTTTAGTCCATATCTCTAAATCATTTCTGATACGGCCTTCTTCTTTTAATTTACTGTATCTTTTATTTGCCAACTTTTTCCACCAAGTAACAATATTATCTACAGTATATCTATCATAGTTTTCGGCCTTAACAATTTTATCTGTCTTGCCATTTACTATGTCAACAAAGTTTTCAATACCATAGTTTGAAACATAATATCTTTTTTGTTCTGTTAAGTTCTTTGCATCTGCAATTGTTTTGGTAAACTTTTTCAAGTCATCACCATCTAAGGCCTTTTTAACTAGACCAATAATACCTGTGGTCATTTTAAGTTTTCTACTTGATGCACCTTCTTTTACTAATGCACCTTTACCAATAATGTTCTCAACATAATCTACCATATCTAAGTAAGGTTTACCATGCATCATTGGAATAAAATCTGACATTGTATTGCCTTTGTATCTTAAAAATGGTTTCATACCATCATACATTGAGGCACCTTTTGTGTTACCATATAAACTTGTAGTTTCAAACATCACTAAGTTCATATCGTACTTTTTATTTAGTTGCTCTCTAACTTCGTGTGAACAACATACGCCAGCAAGTAACTTACCACCAAGGTAATTATACCCGAAAGGCTGGCAAGGTACGATAACAAACCCCATAATTGCTGTCTTATTGAAGGTTGTGAGATTTGGTACATTTCCCAATAAATCATTTCGTGGTTTACAGTTAATAACTGGAGAACCAAAACGCATAAAGCCAACAAACTTATTCGTATTCTTTTCTTTGATTGCAAGTTTCAATGCCTTTCCTGGAATACTGACCATATTACTATGACTTGAAATCATATTAATACAGGTGTCCCATGTGTGATTATCTAACTCAACAACTTCTAAATCCATGTCTTCAGGTGACATGGTAAAATCATCAAACATATCGGAATCAAAACCCATACCAGGCAAAGTCTGAGGTAAACTCTCAATCTGTGCCATCTTTTGGTCACGCATGTATTGGTCTATTCTTTCAAACTGACCAAAATAGTCGTTGAAGATAGCTGCGACATGTTGTGCTTGTTCTTTACTTAGGGTCTTCGCCATTCCAAATCCATAATAAAATTACCATTATCAATAAGGGTATTATACTATAAAGTATCGACAATGTCAAGCTCATATTTTTCTCTTATTTCCTTTCGCTTTTTACTCATTAAACTACTGTTTGCAACCTCATTGTTCTCATAAGTTTCTACTACATGACAATTTTTACATAAAACTCTACACTTACGGATTTCATCTTTTAATTCTTTCCATCTTTGTCTGTGTAATTCTGTACCATACTTTGTAATTCTACTGTACAGATTACTAGGACCACTACCTCTACTTTTGGTTTTCCAAATGTGTATTGACTTTTCATTCTGGTCAATATGTGCAAAATCTAATGCAACACCGGCCTTATTAAAACCACACACTTCACAACCTTTTCTTTCTTTGTACTTTCTTAGTCTTGCAACTAATCTTTGTTTGTAAGTTCTCATCCAAAAAATGCTTCTAAACTGGCCTGTGGTTCTGACTTCCAACCAATGGCATCTAAAATAAATCGCATAGGGTCTAAGAATGTTTTATCAAACTGTACTTCATAGTCAACATACTTTTGTAGTTTAAACTCTTTTGGTAATGTACTGATATAACTAATCACATCAAACTTAAATGGATTAGCAGGTTTTAGTTTAATAAATTTAATCTTATCGCCTTCTTGTATCAAAGGATACTTGTTATGTAATTTCATATCTTCAATCTTATGATTATAAATCAATGCACCTTTCACATGGATTGGTGTACCTTTGATGAATATATCACTTGCACTTCGGTATTTCTTTAGATTATTACAAGACCTAGGAAACGCAATCGCTTCAGGTGGGAGTTCAAAAAACTCCTTTCTAAAGTCTGCAATAAACTTATGCAACACACTTTCAGGTTCAGACATGATAAGAGTAATGGCCTCTTTAATTCGACCTCTACAAACTTGGGGTGTACTAGACTTGACTGCTTCTATTCCCATAAGTTTTAACTTTGGTTTCGCAAGTCTTATGCCTTCTTCGTCTAGTACATTAAGCATATATCTTTTCTTTGCAATCCAAATACCTTTGTTGGCGATTACTTCTCGTTTCATCACCATTGCATTTCTAAACGCATTTGAATAGGTAGATAGATTATCAAAAACTTTTTCTAAGTATGGTTCTAATTTTTTATCACAAACTTTACCTAAGAAGTCTGCAATCTCTTCATTTGTTTTACCCTCACAAGTTTGTTTTACAAGTGGACCTAGATTAACATAGATACTATCTGTATCAGATGCAACAATATAATCTTGGTTTTCTGTTTGTAAAATCTTGTTAAGATATGCGTTCATATTCTTTTCAACAAAACGAATAATAAACTGACCAGCAGTTGTAATACCAGCGGCCTGTCTTACATCATAATATCTGAAGTATTGGTTACCAACTGCACCATAAGCTGAGTTCAATGCAATCTTTCTTGCCCATTGAATATTGTGGCATCTTGCAATTTCTTTTTTCAATTCAGGATTTTTAGTTCGTTGATATTGTTCTTTCGCCTTCAACATTCTTTTCTTGTAAATCACTCGTTCATTGTACATTGATTCCATCATTTCAGGTAGAAAACCTTGGTTGTCTGCTTTAAACATTGCACCATTAGGAGTGATACAGGCACCTTTGTCTTTCAGAAAACCAAGGTCAACATTCTGGTCAATCATATCATTGACACTTACTTTAACTGGCGAATTGCCAATTAGTTTTTCTGGCGAAACATTGTACTGAATAATAATGTGTGGATATAGAGAGTTAATATCAAACGAAACAATCCAATCATGGCCACCTAGTAAAGGTTCTTTTACATAAGCGCCTTCATATTTTGTATCTTTAGCATTTTCTTGTCGTGGTGGTATTGCAATCTTCTTTTCATATAGATGATTTGCAATCAATGTGTCCCACACTCGCACTTGTGAAAATATATCATCATAGTTCACCTTGGATTCATATGCAACGGTCAAAGCCAATTCAATCAAACCAAGTTTATCTTCTAATGCATCAACAAGTTCCACATCTTGTATGTTGTAATCAATAAACTTTTGGAAATCTTTTTCGTAAAACTCTTTAAAGGTATCGTATGGGTTTTCATTCTTGTTTTGACCAAGTTCTACTTCACCAATGTGGTCTAGTTTGTAACTCTCTTGTCTTGTAGGAATAAACCACTTATACAAGTCAAGGTAGTCAAGCATAACTGTGCCATACAATTCATAATAGATTTGTCTTCGACCTTGTACAAATATTTCTCTTTCATTTGCAATCTTCCAAGGCGACATTCGATTGGCAGTTTCTTCATCTGCAACCATTTTAATTCTGTTCATCAAATATGGTAAGTCAAAGAATTTTGTATTCCAACCTGTGATAACATCTGGATGATTTTTAATCCAAAACTTTAGAAATTCAAATAGTAATTGTTTCTCATTTTCACATTGAACATAAGTTACATCTGGTCGTTCAGTTTTAAATTCACCAACACCCCAAGTTAATATCTGTTTGTTAGATTGGTTCTTTACAGTAAGACAAATAATTTCTTCAATAGGGTTGTTTACATCTGGAAAACCATTTTCACAAGTTGTTTCAATATCAAGTGTGAAGATTTTAATTAGACTTTTATCCCACTCGATTTGACCAGGATAATTTTGACCGATATACTGATAGTGGTATCTTTCTAAACCATAAACAGGATTGTTTTCTGGCATTTCTTTACGAAACTTACGAGCTGCATAGATATTGGTAAATTCAGTTGGTTTTAGATTACGATTATCTAAAGTTTTCCAACCTGTATCTTCTTGTGTCAAAGTAAAAAGAGTAGGACCAAAGTCAATCTTTTCTTTAAATTCTTTGTCGCCTAGCATACCTCGTACAAGAAGTTTGCCTTTGTATTCAATTACACTTTTATAAAAGTTATGCATAACTACGAATAATACTCCATAAATCTATATTGGCCATTTTGTTAACAAAATTAAAAGCATCATTACCTGTGTATGCTCTACCATGTTCTTTATAATAATCTATAATCTCTTGTTGTGCTTTTAATGACCTAGGCAATTCAGGCAAGAAAAAAGTTAATCTAATAGGAGTATAACCCATTTCTTTAATAATGTCAACCTTACGATATTCTTTTGCTTTATGGTCACCATCAGTACCAGCATCACGCCATTTTATTTCATAACCTATTTTTTTATTATGATTAATAATATCTATTTCAAATTTTTTAGGATGGCCGCCAGGATTACTAACATATTCACTTTTACCACCCTCAGCATTTGTAATAACAAACTTAACAGCTTCATCAAAAATTCTACCTGCATTTGATGATAAAATTCTAGCCCTATTATGTTCTTGTTCCATAATTTTAAGTTGTTCTTTACTGTAAAATAATTGATAAATTTCGTGGTGTGAATTTTCAAACAAGTCCATTTTGGACTGTGTAGCTTCAGTATTATCTACAATTTTCTTATGATACCTTTTAATAATTTGGTGTATATTTGATTTGTAAAATTCTGGTTTTAAATCAGTTTCAAAGAAGTTCATCATTTAATAATTCTATCACTATACCATTATGTTCATTTGTCAATTTGACTTGACAACCAAGTCTGCTGATACCAGATTTGTAGTTTTTCTGATATTCTAATAAGTCGATTTCTGGAGTATTATAGTCTATTTTAGGAAGTTTGTCAAGCCAATCATTTCCAATATGAACATGACAAGTACCACACGAGCAAGTACCACCACAAGTTGCTGGGATTTGCTCAATGGAAGGTTCAGCAAAAAACTTGGCCGCTTCCATGATTGTCGTTCCTTCTGGTA